AGAGGATGCACAAACCCGCGAAATTCATCGTTCTAGTTATCCACAGTTTTCGCTTTTTTTTGGTTATAGTTATCCACATGAATGACCTGCGAATTGAAACTGTTCAGATTTCCACTTTGACCTTTGATCCCACGAATGCACGAAAACATGATGGGAAAAACCTTGATGCCATCGTCGGTAGCCTGAGACTTTTTGGGCAACGCAAACCAATCGTCGTCACACCTGACAACATCGTTGTTGCTGGCAACGGCACGCTCGAAGCAGCAAAGACTTTGGGCTGGACTGAGATCGTGATTGCAAGAACTCCAATTGGTTGGACATGGGATCAGATCAAAGCGTTCGCGCTTGCAGACAATCGAACTGCAGAACTCGCTGAGTGGGATGACAAGGTTCTTGCTGACCAGTTGCTTGAGTTAGATGCAAATGGATGGGCCTTGGAAGAATTTGGATTCGAAGCACTTGAGCCATTTCCATTCCCAGATGAGAATGAAGATGATCCTTTGTCTTTTGACGATGCACCGACAAGAGCAAAACTTGGTGACGCTTGGAAACTGGGTGAACACACTGTTGTTTGTGGTGATTCAACCGATGAGAAAACACTTCAGAGATTACTCAATGGCAATCAAGTTGATGTCGTTTTCACTGATCCACCTTACGGATTCAACTATGTGAAGAAATCCGATGGCGAATCAATCATGAACGATGGAGCAGAATTTGAGACTGTCATCAAAAATGCTTTGAAGAATGTTTCGTGTGATACATTTTTCGTTTGTGGCGATGCCAAAACAACAAAGCCATTCTTGTCTGCCACTTCCGATCTAGGTGAACCAAAATCTCTGATCGTCTGGGTGAAACCAATTCAACATCGGATGCACAAATTTGAACCATGCCATGAATTTATTTGGTACTGGGGACACAATGGAAATCCTTTTTATGGGGCAAATGTCTTTGAAAGCAAAAGAGAAATTCAGAAGTACCATCCCACAATTAAGCCTGTTGAACTTATTGAATACTGCTTGAAGTCAGTTGCTGAAAAGAAAAACGTCTTGGACTTATTTGGTGGATCAGGATCAACTTTGATCGCTTGTGAAAAACTTAGACGAAATTGTTTTATGATTGAACTAGATCCAAAGTATGTTGATGTGATCATCAAACGCTGGGAAGATTTAACTGGCAAGACTGCTGAACTGATCGAGGAGTAAAAATGGCTCCCCGTGGCAGACCACCAAAACCAACTGAGCAAAAGCGATTGACTGGAAATCCTGGTAAGCGTGCGCTTCCAAATCAAAAGGAACTTGTCTTGTTGCCTTCTGCGTACAACATTCCAGAACCACAGAGACCACTCATGCCTGCTGGTCGAGAAATGTGGGATCGTGTCTGGGGCATGGGACAAACATGGCTGAGTCCGAATACAGACATTGAAATTCTTCTGATGACTTGTGAACTGATGGATGAACGCTGGAACTTGCGTGCCAGAGTGATGCGAGATCAACGACCTGAAGAACGCAAGCAACTCAGAGACTTGGACAAGCAACTGGTTGCAAACTTGTCGCTGCTTGGATTCACTCCAACTGATCGTTCTCGATTGGGAGTCGCAGAAGTCAAGCGAGTTTCAAAACTAGAAGAATTGCGTTCGCGTGCCAATCCAAATTGATTCATGGCCCCCTACACTTCTAACTCCAGTGAACAAAGCGGCACTGAATAAATCACGGGGCTGGGAAGTTTCAGAGTTCATCAACACCTTTGCCATTCAAACAAAAGAAACTGTTGCAGGTTATTCAGGCGATCCAATGACGTTGCGGGATTGGCAAGTAGAACTGATGAACAATCTTTTTGCAGTTGGCCCCGATGGGAAGTTCAAACATCGCACTGGTCTTGTGGGAATGAGCCGCAAAAATGGCAAATCTGCAATTGGTTCTGGCATTGCTCTTTGGTCTTTGATGATGGGAGCGCATGGTGGTGAAGTCTATTCTTGTGCTGCTGACAAAGAACAAGCACGAATTGTTTTTGGTGACGCGAAGAAAATGATAGAAGCAGAACCTGAACTTGCTGAACTATGCAAGGTCTATCGAGATGCAATTGAAGTTCCTGCAACTGGTTCTGTCTATCGTGTTCTTTCAAGTGAAGCGTTCACAAAAGAAGGTCTCTCGCCAACAATGGTCATCTTTGATGAACTTCACGCTGCTCCCAATCGTGAACTCTGGGACACAATGCTTTTGGGTATGGGTGCAAGGCGTGAACCGATGGCTGTCGCAATCACAACTGCAGGAGTTCGCTCTGACTCAACTGGTCAAGACTCAACTGCTTATTCTCTTTACCAATACGGCAAAAGAGTTGCATCAGGTGAAGTTGATGATCCAACATTTTTCATGGCTTGGTGGGAAGCACCAAATGAATCTGATCACACACTTGAAGAAACTTGGAAGTTGGCAAATCCTGCTTATGGTGATTTGAATGATCCTAAAGATTTCGCTGCGATGGTCAAGAGAACTCCTGAAGCAGAATTCAGAACCAAGAGATGCAATCAGTGGGTGAGTTCTCAAACTGCGTGGTTGCCTAATGGAGCGTGGGAACCATTGGTCGAAGAACGCGAAATTGATGATCAGGTTCCTGTGATTCTTGGATTCGACGGATCGTTCTCTGGTGACGCTTCTGTTGTCATTGGAGTGACTCAAGAAGATCAGCCACATGTGTTCATGGTCAAGGCATGGGAAAAACAACCAACTGATGACGATGATTGGCGCGTTGATTCTCTGGATGTTGAAAACACCATCATTGAGTTCTGCCAGACTCACAATGTTCGAGAGATTGCCTGCGACCCTTTCAGATGGCAAAGAACTATGCAGGTTCTAGACAACGCAGGTTTGCCAGTTGTTGAATGGCCTTCTACTTCTGCAAGTCGAATGGTTCCAGCGTGTGCAAAGTTCTATGATGCAGTTGTGTCTGGAAAACTTACGCACGATGGCAATCCCCTGCTTGCAAGGCACTTGATGAACGCTGTTGTCAAGACTGACAGATTGGGGCCAAGAATTGTGAAAGAACATCGTGGCTCGCCACGCAAGATTGATGCGGCAGTTGCTAGTATCATTGGATTTGATAGAGCAACTGTTTCGCGTGAAGAACCCGTTGTTCCACAGTTCTTTAGTTTTTAGGGAGTTTCGTGTTTGCCACAATCCTGCAATTGATTGGTCTCACTGCAATTTCTTTAGGTTTAGGATTTTTCAGTTTGCCACTGGGAATTGTTGCTGCTGGCGCAAGTTGTTTGCTTGTTGGTCTAGCAATTGAGAAGGGTTAATCATGCTTGGTAATTTGACGGGTGGCAATAGAGAAGAACGCGCCATAAGTTTTCAGTCTGTTTGGGGTGCAGGCGATTCATTCGCGTTCACCACTGAAGCAGGAACAAACATTGACCAACAAACGTCAATGCGTATCAATGCCTTCTATGCCTGCGTTCTACTTATCTCAGACACAATCTCAACATTGCCAGTTGATTCTTTCATTCGTCGTGATGGTGATCGTGTTCCTTATCGACCACAACCATCATGGATTCAAAGACCAGATGTTGATCTTTTAAGAACTGAGCACTATCAACAAGTTCTTATTTCACTTCTTCTTGATGGCAACGCTTTTGTTCGCGTCTACAGAGACAATTCAGGGCAAGTTGCAAACCTTGTTGTCATTGATCCAAGTCGTGTCGAAGTAACTCGCACGCCAGTGACACGCGAACTGATTTATATCATTGACAGCAATCAAGACTTTCCTGTCTATGCACAAGACATGTTGCACATCACTGAGATGCGAAAGGCAGGCGACCTTCGTGGAATGAGTCGTGTGTCTGAACTCAAAGACAACCTTGGTCTCTCATCTGCATTGCAATCATTTGCTTCACGTTTCTTTGGTCAAGGAGCAACCACTTCTGGAATCATTGAAACTCCAATGGGTCTCAACTCAGAGCAAGCAAAGCAATTGGTCGAAGGCTACGATGGCAAGCATCGTGGCTTCAGAAAAGCACACAAGACTGGAATTCTTACTGGTGGAGCAAAGTTTGTTCGCACTGGCGTGAATCCTGACGAAGCACAAATGCTTGATTCACAAAAGTTTGCTGTTGAACAGATTGCTCGTATCTTCAGAGTTCCACCACATATGATTGGTGTCACAACTGCTGGCGCAATGTCCTACAATTCAGTTGAGCAACAAAACATCAACTTCGTCACTCACACATTGCGGCCTTACATCGCAAAGATGGAAGATGCGTACAGCACACTTCTTCCACAGGGCGCATTCATTCGTTTCAATGTTGATGGATTGTTGCGCGGCGATTTCTCTACAAGAATGCAGGGCTACTCAATTGGATCACAAGCAGGATTTTTGTCAGTCAATGACATCAGAAGATTCGAAGATTTGCGACCTGTTGATGGTGGCGACGTTTATCGGGTTCCTTTGGCTAACGTGGATTTGGGTGCTGCTTCACTCGTTGAAACCGACAAGCGCGTCACGATGGCTTCGAAACTTATTCTTAGTGGTTTCGATCCTTCTAGTGTTTTGGCTGCTTTAGATTTGCCAAAGATTATGCACACAGGAGTTCCAAGTGTCCAATTGCAAAGCGTTGCTCAGATTGATCCAGAAGCACCTGAAACTGTTTATGGAGTGAACTGATGGCTATCACTTCAGGACAGATAACAGTTACAACTAGCAGGGTTCAAGTAGATGGTTGTTCAGCGAATCCATCGCGCTTGCACATTCATAATAACGATAACACCGCAGATTTATTTTTAGGCAATGATTCAGTTACAACTTCAAATGGATTACGATTACCAAAATTAGACAGCATCGAATTGACTTTGAATGCAGGTGAATCATTGTACGCAATTAGCGCGGCAGGCTCACACGCAGTTTCTTGGTTAAGGCAGACACAAGACTAATGCCGTACTTCATAACAGACGAAGCACCTGACTGTTCAGGTTGGGCAACTATCAAAGATGATGGCGAAGTCATGGGCTGCCACACCACTAAACAAGATGCCATTGATCAAATGGTTGCGATATCAATTTCAGAAGATATAGAAGTTGGTGGTGAAAGAATTGAGTCAGGGCCACTAGCAGTCATTGTGGACATTGATGGAACACTCATCTCAGGTGGTCGGTTGATTCAAAAAACCTATAACTACATTGATGACATGCAAGACACAGAAATCTTCATTGTCACTGGTCGTAATGACTCAGAGCGTGAATCAACAGTTGCAGAACTAGATGCTCTGGGCATTGATTATGATCGTTTGTTTATGAATCCAAGTAGTTCAGCACAAACCCCAGAGTTCAAAAAAGCAACTGCAGAAAAACTGCTTAAAGAATTCAATGTCATTATTGCTATTGACAACAATCCTGCGAATCGCAAGGTTTACCGCGAACTTGGAATAACTGCACTAGATGTTTCTGATGTTCCAAATGTTCCTAGCGATCAGAACAATGCAGATGAAGAAAACTCACGCGTCATAAATCAAGAAGCACCTGCTTACATGAGAGCAGCCGCAAGACGTGGACTTGCTTATTACGCAGAAGGAAAAGGCGGGGATGGTCTTGTTGAAAAAACTATTCGTGATGCTCGCCTTATGGCAGATGGTCAAGTCTCAGATGATAAGTGGATTCGTATTGCTGCTTGGATTGCTCGCCACTTGGTCGATCTGGATTCACCAAATGCAAAACCAGACTCTGAAAACTATCCATCAGCAGGAGTTGTTGCACATCTTCTCTGGGGATCAGGCCCTTCAAAGCGTCAGGCAGAGCGAACTTTGGAATATGCTCAAGGCGTGGTCAATCGGATTCGGGAAGAAGAACGAACCGCCAACGATATTCAAAATGAGAAATGGCGATCAATCGCACTAAACTTAGACAAAGACGAAAGGCAACAAATGACAACAACAGTAGAACGCCGCGTGAGTACAGTTCAGTTCGATGTTCGCAATGGCGAAGCATCTTCAGATGGAATGAGTTTCACTGGATACGCCGCTGTTTTCAACAGTCCTTCTGAACCACTTCCATTCACTGAAATAATCAAAGAAGGTGCTTTCAAGCGTTCCTTGAAGTCACGCAACGAAGTTAAGTTATTCATGAACCACAACACAGATGTTGTTCTTGGTTCAACACGGGCTGGGACTTTACGTTTGTCTGAAGATTCACGCGGACTACTTGCTCAAGCCGATCTTCCAGACACTTCTGCAGGCCGCGATCTTTCAGTGCTGATGAAGCGTGGCGATGTTTCTTCCATGTCATTTGGTTTCAGCGTTCCACCCAAAGGCGACGCATGGAGCAAAGATGGAGCCACACGCGAACTTCATCAAATCCGTTTGCATGAAGTTTCAATTGTCACTGGATTTCCTGCCTATGAAGCAACAAGCGCATCAGTTCGTTCTTTGGACATTCTTGCAACTAGAACTGCTGTTGATGTCGATGCTCTCTCTGATGCAATCACAAGACTAGAAGCAGGCGAGACTTTGGAAGCAGATCATGCTGATCTCATCACTGAAGTTGTTTCCAAGTTACGCGCTGAAAAACCAGCAAATCTTGCACTACTTGAATTGAAGCGCAAGCAACTCGATCTAATGGCAAAGGTGTTCTAATGAATCATGATGAAATTAAAAACGTATATTTGGCCGCTGTTGGTAATCCTGAGTCTGGGGTTTTTGTTGATTTCGCCGATGTTATATCTGAAGCCATAATTAAGACTTTTGTGCCAGAAGAACAAAAGACAGTTGAACCTGTCAAAGAGATTCGAGTTGTCAAGGCCGCAGAAACTCGATAAGATTTTTTCAAAGGACAGACCCGCATCAGGGGAAGGATGTGGGTCTGTTTTTATTTGTGTCATAATTAAGATACGCAATTGAGTGGAGCCACCATTGCTGCCTGTCGTGGAGCCACGCAGAATTCAATATCACATCCAATCTAAGACTTTAGGAGTCCACTATGTCTGACTACATTCGTCAGCAAGCGGAAGCACGCGCAAAGGCTTGGGAAGAAGCAAAGGCTCTTCTCGACACTGCAGCAGCAGAAAAGCGCGATCTTTCAGCAGAAGAAAACCAATCGTACGACCGCATCATGGTTGATCTAGATCAGCGTGCTGCAACAATGGAAACCATCAAGGCGCAAGCAGAACGTGAAGAACGCGCTGCTGAAGCAATGAAGGGTTTCGAAGCACAAGCACGACCAGAAGTTTCTGTTGCAGCAATTGATGAATCAGAACTAATTCGTTCGCTTGCACGCGGCGAAATCCGTTCCCATTCATTTGAGAAACGCGACGTTCTTAAGAGTTCAACTGGTGCACCAGTTCCTACATCCTTCTACGATCAGGTCATCATGCTTGCTCGTAACGTTGGCCCAATGTTGGAAACATCCACAATCATTAATACTGCTGGTGGCGAAAACCTTCAGATTCCTTCGCTCAGTGCATACAGCACGGGTACAGTAACTGCTGAAGCCGCTGCAATCGGTGAAAGTGATCCAACCTTCAATGCCTTCAAGACTCTTGGTGCATTCAAGTATTCATTCCTAACTCAGATCAGCCGCGAAATGGTTGAAGATGCAGGCGTGGACATTCTTGGATTCCTTGCTGCTCAGACAGGTAACGCTCTTGGTTACGACGTGAACACTGCACTTACAACAGGAACTGGAACAGTACAGCCAACAGGCATCGTAACTGCTGCAGGTTCAGGCGTAACTGGTTCAACCGCTGTTTCTGGTGCATTCACCGCTGACAACTTGATCAACCTTGTTTACTCTGTAGACACTGCTGGTCGTCGTATGGCTGGCACTGGTTGGCAGATGAACGCAACAAGCATTGCTGCTGTTCGTAAGTTGAAGGATACCGCAGGTCAGTACCTGTTCAGTCCATCACTTTCAGCAGATGCACGCGACTTGCTTCTTGGTTACCCAA